AAGTCTAGATAAAATATCAGACCTGATGGTAAGTTCATTGGTTGTACAGAAACAAAATCTTTTGCCGCAATTTCAGCAAAAATTCTACGAACTAATGGTAGAGCAACCCCTGCCCATTCTTCTCCATTTGCTGAAGTATTAGTAGCATTTGCTTCTGATACCAGTTGCTTGGCTTGGTTCTCTAAAAGAACGGCCATGCCTTTTCTTTCAACCTCATTAGACATTCCTTCCAATAGACCGGTCTTTTCCCACTTGCGTTCAAGTGCAACTGCCGCAGCATTTTGGTTGGCGTTACCATTTTGAGGTAATAATGAATTAATGTTCATTTTCATTTCCTTTTTTACAGATTAGCTAATTTTCTCCATCTAGCTGTTAAATCATTACCTTCAGAAATTACTTTCTTGTTAGGTGCAGTTGAACGGCTAGGCTTGGAAGCATAACTTTCTTTAATTGTTCTTTTTGTCTTACCAGTCATTGAAAATCCTTCAGATAATGTAGCATAAACTAATTTCACTTCACGTATAGTAGAAGCTCTATCAAAGTTTTCAATTACTTTCATTTTCTGTGATTCATTCATTGAATGATTTTTAAACAATTTGTTTGAGAATAATAATTTTGCATTAAGAAGATTAACTTCATTAATTTTACCTTTTAAGAATCGAATAACATTGTATGCTTCATCAAGGTCTTTTTTAGCAGAATCGTCTTTATCTTCAGCTTCTTCTACTTTTTCCTCTTTGTCGTCATCTCCGCCTTCTTCTTCTCTTAAAGCATTAATGATTTCATCAATAGAAATATCTTCATCCATGTCATCATCTCCACGGCCTTCATTGGCTACTGGATCTTCATCTTTGTCTTCAGCTTCTTTCAATTTTCCTTTACCAGGATCATCTTGATCAGATGAAGTTGCTTTTGAAGGACTTTGGCCATCTCCATTTCCTAACCCGGTGGATTTGGAAACTTCGTCAAGCTCGTCTTCAGCGGCTTCATTCATTTCAGATTCTAATTCTTTGATAATTGCTTCTAATTCTAGATCTTCTTCCATGCCATCTTCAGGTGCCATTTCTTCAGAATGAACATCCGTTGGATCTTCATCTGCATCCATCATACCTCTAGCTTCCATTGCTACTGGGTCTTCCATTTCTGGCTCTTCCATTGCAACTGGCTCAGCTTCCATTTCTGGTTCATCATCTAAACCTTCTTCTTCGGCTAATTTAGCAGATAACATTGATTGTAATCTAGGAGTAAAAGCTTCTTCTAATGCAATTTTAGCATTAGCAAGTGCAGTTTCTCTTACGGCTTTCGCGTCTGCAATTGCTTCTTTTAATAAATCATTTGCCATGATTTTTCCTCTTATTTAATTTGGAAATAAAGCTATTCGAAGCTTCAATTAAGTACAGAACGTACTTGAATGTATAAAATATCGAGTGACTGTTTATTAAAAATACAGTATCGTTACATTTATATATATGCGGTAATTTAAAAAAACATTCGTTATAACGTAAAAAAGTGCCAAAAGGCACAATTTTTACTGATTTTGATCATCTAACCATTGATAATATTTGGCTCGATCAACCTCCTCTTTACGCTGCTGACCTTTTGATTTAAATTCTTTACGGTTTTTCAAATCTTCCATTTTACCAGATTCTTTCAATTCACGTTTAAAGGATTTTAATGCATAGTTAATATCACCTTTTGGATATTGTTTTGTTGGTAATACTTTAACTGCTACTCCAGCTCCAGGGACAATACTCTTGAAATGTTTAATTTGTTTACTCATGTAACTTATTTTATTTTAATATTAATTGATAATATAACAAATATATTTCAAATAACCTAATCTTCTGATAAAGATTCACCTATCTTATAATAACGATTTAATACGGTACCCATATCTTCATATGCCGACTCTAATCGTTGCTGCATTGAACCCATTTCAGTTGCAGTTTTTTCAAATATTTTATAAGCTTCATTCATTTGTTTCATATGACGGGATGTTGTAACATTATCGAACCAATGTTCAGTTTCTGATAAAGTCATCTTTTCTGCTCGTTCTACTACGCTTTTAAGAGTCTCTGCCACTTCTTTTAATCTACCCGAACCATATACCATCTCACCTAACTTATGAAAATTACCAACAGCTTCAAGAAATTCAGTGCGCTCTTCTTTAGTCATTTTTTGGTCATCTGTTTCTCCTAAATATTTTTCATTTAAGATATGCTTCATTAATTTGTTTTCATATTTGTTCATTATAAATCTCTCCTATTACATGCCACCCATTGGATCACTGCCAGCTAAATTACGATCTTGTACTTTATCTATCATTTTGTACATACCTTCTATCTGTTTATGAGCTCCGTTTAAATATCTAGCAACTTGATTTTGCATTTGTTTATATCCTGGATTACCAGTTTGTTCTTCCGCTGCTTCTAATGCAGTTGATAATTCTTTCTGAAAATCTTCTACTGCTGTAAGCAATCCATCTGATTGTTCTAGAAAATATTGATAATCAACTGCTCCTTGTTGCTGCTCTTTTAATAATTTACTTAATCGTATTCTACTCATAGCTTCTCTCCGCTGGTATGTTTCCAAATACATCTGGACCGGTTGGTTTTATCCCAGGCTGCTCTGACGTTGCATATTTACTACCATTAAAATTTTTATCATGACCTGTAACAGCTTTTGGTTCAAATGCTAATAAATCTTTTGATTCACCAGTTCCTTTTTTCCCTCTAGTATTGTAAGGACCATATTGTGATTGTAAATCTTCTAATGCCATAATTAAAACTCCGTTATAATATCAGTAATAATTCGTTCAATATTAATAAATTTATTTGTTACATGAATTTTTGATTCATTTACCGGAGATAAAAATGCTCCTTGAGTAGATGGATTAGAAACAAAGTCAAATGCAATTAGTTCAAAGTCTGGCTGTACTTCCAATGTCTCATCGCCTTCTCTCATTACTTCTTTAACAGATCCCATTCCTCGAGAAGATATACCTAATCGTATACCTGATTTAAATAGTTCTTTAAGTATATTTCCTGCAGGAGTTCCTAACACTTCTACCTTACCTACCAAGTCATTGCCTTGCCAACCCATATCTAATATGTTATGAGATACATTTGCTAAGTTAACTACTGACGAATCTGGATGATCTAATTCTCCTAATGCTCTGCGTTCTTTTATAAATGTACCAGCATAATTACTAGCTTCGCGCATTAACGTTTCTTTTGGATATATTCTACCATTTTGATTTTTAGATTCAGCTCTTTGCAAAACGCCGTTAACGATTAACTTGCCATTATTTTGAGTCAATGATTCGTTTATCGATTGGGGTGAAACTTCAAATACTGAATAATCTACTAATAATTGTTTATTCATTTTACTTTCCCCCCATATATAATCCAGAATTTAAAAATGCTTGATGTGCGTCAAATCGCTTTCGCTCATCCGCATATTTACGTTTCTGTTCTTGTAATGTTAGATTAACATTTTCTTTTGCTTTAACAAATTGTTGCCAAGTTCTATTTATTATCATGATGACAGTTCCTTTAATCTATGAGCAACTCGTAACATACGTTCATTTATCTTAGCAAATCGCTTACCAGTTGCTTTCCAAAAATGGCCAGACTGCATACCAGTTTCCATTTTTAAACGTAAATTGTTGTTAACAATTTTTTCCATTTCGCTTAACATGCGGTTAACTTCCATTATACCTCTATTAACTTTCTGTTGAGGCGTGGATGTAGGATCTTTTTTATAATCGCGGTAAGATACTTCTTGAAGTTCTTCCATGGTAGCTATCATTTTTTTATATGTACTTTCAAAATGCCTATCACTTGAAGATGTTTTTTTATAATCAAATACTTCCGCATTATCATTTTCATCTTCTTTTTTACCAAATGCACGAGGAGTTTTTGGTGGACCTTCACCGCCATCCAAATTACCTGTCACATTACCTTCTTCTAGGTCATCTTCTTTATCTTTGATAGCCTTTTTCATTGGCTCTTTTTTATTACCATCACCATCCATGTCTAAATAATCAGGCTTTGCAGCTTCATCTACTTCTTTATCTTTAACAGCCTTTTTAAAAGGTTCTTTTTTATTACCATCACCGTCTACGTCTAAAAAGTCAGGTTTTGATTTTTTTTCTTCAAAGTATTGCTTCATTTCATCTAACAATTTCATTATACTATTCCTTGTACTTTAAAAACAAATATTTTAGCTTGATTAGCAGCTGCTCCCTTTATCTGTTTTACCGATAGCGGATATACTACATTTGAAGTTGCAAAATGTGATAATGGCAATTCTGAACCTCCTCCAGATAAACTAGCAGTTGCGTCTGCATGTGTTATAACTTTTACGGCGCCATACCCATACATAGATCCGGTAAAGTCAACTTGACCACCGGTGTATGTATATACTGTAGTAATGATACCAGGATGTCCTAATCTGTCAAATTGATTTTGTTCTGTTGAATATGCATCATTCCACATTATTTAACTCCTGCATTTTTAAGTTCATGAACTAATTCATAATATCTAAGCATTGTTAAAACATCTTTATCTTGCAATGAATGACGTTTTCCTAGCTTAGTTAATAAATTAGAAACTTCTGTTAATTTTATACGTATTACTTTATTTGGTATATTAGTCTTAAATTTAGATATTAACAATTTTAAATTTAAAATTTCTGTTACAACATATTTTCTTAATTTAACAGAATTTGTTACATTGTTAATATACTCTCGCAACATACGTTTCTGAGATTCATTTAAGTTTGAATATTTTTCATTAAATTTATCAACTACCATTTTTGAAGCTAATATACGCACGTCTTTATGTTGAGTAGATAATGCTGATATATCTTTTTTTGCTTTTGGCTGCGTTTGTATATGTTCTACTAACGAAAATTTATTTGTTGTATATTGAGCCGGCTCATCAGCTTCTGCATACTCAAATAACTTATATGTAGAAGCATGTGTTTTGTAATTTATAATACGTGATTTAAAGAATTCATCTAAATTATATGTATTTTTTAAATCTTTAATTAAATTATATTTATCTCTACGTAATTGAGATTCATTTAATTGCTTACGAGTACGTACTAC